AGCATACGAAGATAGGTACGGTGAAGAGTTATACGTGGATGACGGCACTGCGTTAGGTCGTGGTGGTGCTCGCGGTTTCCAACAAGTTAAGCAAGCTGTTGGTGAGACTATCGGCACTATCGGAGAGCAGACTGGGCTTGGGTTTCTTGAGAAGTATGGCACTGGTGTAGAAGAACGTGCTGGTCAACAACTTGGACGCTTATCTCTTGAACAGCCTAAACGATTGCAGTCTAGCGATGTTGATAGTATTGGATCAGCGTTGACATACGCAGGTGAAGTTGTAGGTGAGCAAGGTACACAACTAGGTCTAGGTCTTGGCGCGGCGGCGTTAGGTACTCTAGCGGCTCCTGTAGCGGCTCCTGTTTTGGGTGCAGCTGCACCGTTTGTTGTTGGTGCTACAGCTGCTGGTCTTGTAACCGCGCCGATTCTGTTTGGTAACAATATTCAACGTCAAGAAGACGAAGTAGCCGCGGGTAAAAAAGATAGAGTCGATGTAGGCGATGCGCTGACCGCTACTTTCGGCCAAGCGGCACTTGAAGGTGTTGCAGACAAGTTATTACTAGGTGGGTTTAAACTACTAAAACCGGTTGGTTCTACTAAAGAAGGCTGGAAAGGCGTACTCACCCGTACAGGTTCTCGTGCTACAGGCGGCGCTGGTACTGAAAGTTTGACCGAAGTCGGGCAGCAAATGCTAGAACGCGCTCAAGCTGGGCTACCTATTGATAGTGACGATGCCATTACAGAGTATCGTGAAGCCGCTATTGCAGGTGGTCTAATCGGTGGTGGTACACGAGCTACACTTGGTGCGTTTGGCGAAGGTAGAAGCACAGTCCCTACAGTGGCATCCGATGCTCCTAAAGAGGTATCTGCCCCTACACCTACTGTTATAGACGACGAAGTACTTAATAATTTAGGCGTTCTTAAAAACTCACCATTCCGTCAAAAAGTACTTGGTAAGCCTATTGCCGACAAAGACACACAAGAACTCTTGCAGAATTACGCAAAAAATACAATAATCCGTAATCAACAACCTGACTTAGCAGCTAAAATAGAGGCTTTGATTAATGGACAACCTGAACTTAAAGACGGAGGAGCTGGAGCAAGCATTTCGGGTAGTGGAGTCCGCGTGGGAGAGGGCGGAGATAGATCAGGTAAACGTGGAAATTCCAAAAAACCTCCAACATCTTACACCGATGCACTGGGAGCAAATAGTGCAGATGCTCCTGAGTTTAGAGGACCAGCGGGACCAAAGTTCAATACACTAGAAGAAGCCGCAGCTCAACAAGAAGACGATCCTGTAAGCAGATTTAGGACTTTGAAAAAGGGGCGTAGTATAGAGAAAGGTTCTATCTACGATCTGTACCCCGACGCGACTACAATACGAGATAAAAAATATGGTAAGGGTGCAGGAATACAGCCTCGTGTAAGCAGGACTATATACATGCCTGTCGAGGAAGCTGGTAAAATAGGCGGCTTATTTCAAACCGAGGAAATTCCTGTACAGTTTACCGCTACGGATGACAACAAAGCTAAACTTGTGCACCTAGAACCTTATGGTACAGGGAAGAATCAGAAGAAAGCTGGCGACGATGCTAGTGAAACTGTTACTTTTGAGGTTCAGCCCAGAGTAGGTCTTATCCCCGTAGAGATTTTAAACGATAAGAATAATGCTCCGGGAGGAGGCAGAAACATACATTTCGGCAACGAGATCGTTGAAGTAGATATTCAAGATAAAGCCGAAGATGTTGACCCAGAAGCTGTTGAAGCCCTTACGGGACAACTTATACCGGGTGCTAAATATCAGTATGATAAAGACCTTAACCAGAAAAGTGGACCAATCCTTCAAGACGAAGAGCTATATGCTCCTATACCCCCCAATGAAATTCAAGGGGAAGCAGTACCACAAGAAGAGCTACAAGCTATGGAAGACTTGAGCAATCAAGAAGCTCAGGCAAAACTCGACGCTTTATTCGAAGATGGGCGTCGTTCAGATAAAGCTCGAGAGTATCACGACACAGAAATAAATGCGCTATCCGCGCCTGAAGTTACTACTGCAGTAGATAAACAAGGTATTATTGAACTTCTAACTAAAGCGGACGCTGCTATTAAAGGTGATAAACAAGCCGAAGCAGCAAAAAGTTTCTTTAAACGTTTCCGTAGACCCGTTGATGCCCTCGCCGAAATTGGTGCTGTAGCTGCAATCGGCCCTAGAAACACTCAAAAACTTGATTACGTTAAAGCCTACAACCTTAAAAAAGGCGCGGACTCTGAAAGTGACGTTATTAAAACTGCTAAAGAATTAAAAGACGAAGACATGACCGCGGACTTCGCTTTCTATAGTGGTATTACACAGCCTGCGGCTATGAACGCACGTCGTTGGGTTCACGAAAACATGTCTGACAGTGCTATCCAAGAGATGATACGTGCCCGCCGTATGGCTAACCGTGATACTTCTAAGTTTAATCCATCTGATGCCTACATAGGCGTGGTCAATGCCGCTAAATCAATACAGAAAAGTATAGATAGGACGTTTAAAAAGCAGCAAAACAAAGATGCAAAAGAAATCGCAGCTGCAGAACGTTTGAAAGTTGCAAACGAACGGATAAACAAAACTCTTGCATTAGACAGTTCTATGGCTAGCGATGTTAAAACAACTACATTGAAGTCAGGCGAGGAATTATTCCGCGTAACTACACCGGTTAGAGGCCGCACTGCGTTTGAATCGTATCTTATCGGCACGGGTCTTCAGCTTAGAGAAAATAATAAAGTATCTACCGTCTTACCGCAAACTACAAGAATAGTGTACGACCCTGAAGCTAAATCAGTTATATCAGGCGAGGAAATTATGGGTCTGTATGACGGCTATGTACACTCACGAGATTTGGGCTTCTTGCTTGCTGATCCGGTGCATGGTTTAGATCAAGCATTGCTACCTAGTATACAGAACGCACTGCAAAGAGGTGACTTACAGTTCGCGCTCAATGCAATATCCGCTACAAACCCAGTAAAGCGTGTCCGTCAGATTGCAGGTAAGTTGGCCGAAACTGTTGGTACTACACAAGTTCAAGTAGTTGGCGATCTATCTACAATGGTAGGGCGCAAAGCGGCTGGTATGTTCCGTCCCGCAACGAACACAATATTTATAGACGCTAACAATGGTATGAACGTGCATACTGTTCTACACGAGATGGCTCACGCGGTTACTTCAGCATCTTTAGCTAACCCTAATTTACCAGAAGTTAAGCAGTTGCAAGCACTTCTTGAAGCGGCGAGAGCGCAACTTGGCGACGTGTACGGTACGAAAAACTTAGACGAGTTTGTTGCAGAGGCGTTCGGTAATCCTGAGTTCCAAAGAGCGCTAGCTCTTATGAGTGTAGACGGCGGCAAAATGGCAGGGTGGAAGAAGTTTGCAAGTGCAGTCATGCGCGCTTTCCGCAAGGCGCTAGGGTTTAAACCGAAACCTCCAGAATCACCGCTCGACGATATAGACCGTTTAGTTATGGGGCTACTTACTCCAGCACCAGATACACGAGCAGTACCTGACATGTTGTTGCTGGGACGTACCGCAAAAGGTGCAACCGAGTTGTTACGTAAACACGTTACAGCAGTACCGTTGGAGGATAAAAGTCGTTACGAACAGGCAAGAGACTTTGTTAGCGAAAACACTCCTCGTAAATTAAAACAGTGGGTTCTCGCAGTACAGCCTGTAAACAACTTGGCACGGCTAGCTAAAGATAGAATACCTTTCGCTGATGAGTTAAACGTCTTAATCGACCAAACATCAGGCGCACTGCGTAAATCCTTCGAGCCTGTGGATGTGCTATATAACGATTACAGAGCCTACCGCAAAGCAAACCCTGAAGGGTACAACAGGATGCAGGCACTGATGAACCGTGCTACGCAAGACGAAGTCGATCCTGCCCGCCCGCGAAGCACCTATGATAAGTATTGGTTATCGTACTACGACATGAAAACCGAAAGAACGGTTATGCAGGACTTCAGCAATGTCAAAGATCGAAACGCAGAGATTAAAAAATTAAATGACGATTTAGAACAAAAGTTCGGTGGTCAAGACATGCCGAGGTCAAAAGCTAAGAAAGCAGGGGAACCATCTGACGAAAAAGGCGAAATATGGGATACTTTAAATAAAGAGTACAAACTACTCGGTAAACAAGGGCAAGACCTGTATAAAATTACTCGTGACATGGGCGAAGCCGCGCAGGACCGTATTATGCCTGCCATTAAAGCACGTATATCTTCTTTAGGTATAGATGCAGAAGCCCAGAAAACTGCGTTTGAAAAACTATCTGACCTACTGCATGCTCAAGGTGGTGTCATCCGCCCTTACTTTAAACTAGGCCGCGATGGGGATTTCAGGTTATCATACAATGCCCCTGACCCTCTTAGGAATGGTGGTCTAGAAGTGTTTACTGAGTACTACACATCTGAAAAAGATATGCTGCAGGCGCAGGAAAACGTCGTTAAATACTTACGAAGTATTGGACGTGGCGATGAGGTCAGCAATATTGAAGTTGGTAAACGTGACGCACAGAGGGACTACAGTAAAGCTCCAAGCTCCTCATTTGTGTTTGAAGTGTTGCAAACTTTACAGGGGGCGGGAGTAGACCCACAAGCTATAGATAGAATTATTGACCTGTCCTTAGATGCAATACCAGAACGATCATTTATGCAATCGTTCCGTAGTCGTAAAGAGCGTAGTGAAGGTAAACGTGGTATTCTAGGTGCATTGGGTGATGTTACTCCGTCTGGTATGCCGGGAATGGAAGTTGACCCTGCAGAAAGATTCCGTGACAACTTTCGAAGCATTGAAAAACAGCTTGTGCAGTTAGAATACGGCGCAAAAATACAGGTTTTCCGAAACAAACTCCAAGATGGCGACTACCTAAAACGGCTCGACACTATGGATATAGCGAAGAAGTTAGATGATGTTGCAAAGTTTGCTCAATCTCCGTCAATGGCACGGTGGTCACAAATCGCTACTTCTATGGGTTTCGGCTGGACGATGGGGGCTAACATATCATCTGCCTTTAACATAATGTTTGATATTCCTATGGCGGTACATCCTTATCTATCTGGACAGTATGGTGGGGGGAAAGCTACATCAGCTATATCTCGAGCAACAAAGTTGTTCATGGGGTCTCCATCTACAAAGATGATTACTGTTATGGGTGCAGATGGCAAACCAGAGGTACGAGAAGTACAGCTTGGTAAGCATAACAAAGGGTTTGATAACTACAACTTCGACGATCCGAACACACCTGAAGATATTCTAAGGTATAAAACATTGGTTGAGAAAGCCGGTGCTAGAGGTATGTTTAACCAAAGTATAGATCAAGAGCATGTGGACTTAACTAACCGTAAAGATGTTTTAGCTAAGATGAATCAAGTAAGTGGGTTCCTTGTACATCACGGTGAACGCTTTGGACGCCAAATATCGTTAATGGCTACATATGACTTAGAGTTAAACAGGCGTACTGATAATGGTAAAAAGCCAGCGACCCAAGCCGATTACGACGCGGCGGCGCAGAAAGCTATGGAAGCTACCGAGTTAACACTAGGTTCTACGGCTTCCGCAGGTCGTCCGGTGTGGGCGCAGACGCCCGTGGGTAACGTAGCCTTCTTGTTTAAACGGTTTGCGGTATCTCGATATTACTTTATGGCGCACTTAGTAGACCAAGCACTAGCCGGAGCAGACCCAGAAACCCGTAAGATTGCACGGAGTCAACTTGCTTACTTTATGGTCACTACTGGATCATTGGCCGGTGTTGCTGGGCTACCTTTGATGGGCGCAGTGGGCGCAATCTACGATATGTTTGCTGATGATGACGAAGATGACTTCGAAGCTATGATGCGTAAGATGGTGCCCGGCACGTTATATGATGGGTTAGCCAACGAACTACTAGGCGTGGATATTGCTAGTCGTGTGTCTATGAACAGCCTATTGTATCGCCAGCCGTTTATCGACAAAGACCAGAGCAGGTTCTACACACTTATAGAACAGCTAGGCGGCCCTGTTGTTGGTGTAGGTTTGAGTGTTGAGCGAGGGTATGATCTTCTACAAGAAGGCGAGGTTCAACGTGGGCTTGAGGCTATGGCACCTGCCGCTATGCGTAACTTGAGTAAGTTCCAAAGATTTTCTACTGAGGGAGCGAACACGATGCGGGGCAACCCAATCGTAGATGATATAAACCCATACAACTCGTTTATGCAGTTGTTAGGCTTCGCACCTGCAGACTATGTAGAAAATTTAAAGATCAACAGCAGTGAGCGACGTAGACAAAACGCTGTAGATGAAAGACGCCGTAAGCTATTACGTCGGCACAACATGGCTAAAACTCAAGGCGATAGAGAAGCGGTTCGTAAGATACGAGAAGATATACGAGAGTTCAACCAATCCTTACCCGCAGAGTATAAGGAAGATGCGATTGATGGCAAAGCGTTGAAGAAGTCTCTCAGTGGGTTCCTCACAACAACCGGTAAGATGGTCAACGGTATCGTGTACACAGACGCCATGCGTAAGAGCTTCGAAGAATACGAATAAAAAAGCCCCCGCCGAAGCAGGGGCAAGTATTCAGGTTGAGAACAACATTCACAGGCGAACGTCGTACCAGTATTGTTACACAGTACGCCACGTACGTAAACCTAATTTACCGTTTTCTATACAGGTTTGCGTATCAAACTCCCATTCTTTACGTTTTGCGAGTTTATTTAGTTGTTCTTTGCCCTTCTCAGTGTTGACACAAGGCACGAATATGGATGCCCCCACACTCATGTCCTCCCAGTCAACAGTGATCCGTAACCCATCTGGGTTTAGATCGTCAACCTTCAATACCTTCTGATCCATCACTATCCTGCTCCATCTCTGCAAACTCCATCTCTAACACCCAATCCGGCGGTAGGTTAAAGTCAGTGCCTTTAGTAAGTCGTTTCTTTGTTCGTTTTGCGCCTAACTTTTTCTTTAAGTCGTCTACAATACCTTGGTAGTTTATCTGTTGGTCGATGCACCACTCTCGGAATGGCTTCAACCGTAGGAACAATAGCTTCGTATCAGGCTCGTAACGTGCAACCAAATGGCCTTTAGGCGATGCCCCGACAGGTACAAGTTGATCTAGACCATTCTCGTTTCTACCACGAAGGTCTTCAGTGCTTTCGATCTTGAGCAAGTTGTTAAAGTTTTCTGACAAGTAGTTGTTAAGTGTTTGAGTAACAGATGAACCTGTATCGCTAACGTAGCTGTTACGAGAAAGCAATTCGCCTACAACCCACTTATACACAGCACCGACATCATAATTAACAAGACCCAACTTGTTAGCGATTATAAGCCCTGCGATAATAACCGCGTTACCGTTAGACCAGAACCGATGCTCCGTGCTAAGTCCCGCCGCTTTGTCCAGACGTGTACGCACAGACTCAACAATACGGCGTACTTCTTCTTTGTTGTTTATAACCCATTGGATATACTCTATGCCTATATGCCCGTAATTGTTCTTGAAGTCGTTTATGAGAGAGGCTGTAGCAGTGTTGTCCCCCTTAACGAAGTCCATCTTTTTAACACGTATCTCAAACATCCGATACATCTCTGCTTTCGGCGACGCTTTGTGACGACCCAGTACTTCCCATGCACTCGTGTTGCCTGAGCTTAACGCGAGCAGTTGCCAAGGTTTACCCCGCGCCCGTTCCGTGTTGCCGTTCATAGACATACGGTTTTTCTGCCGACCACCAGACACCTGATAAACGTAGTCAGACATCTGCTCACCTGTTACGTTAGTCATCTCATCCGACACTAAGGGTATGTTGTGCATCACCTCGCCACGTAGCATACGAGAGTTATGTGTATCTTCCGGCTTGTTCATCAGATCGTCAGGGCTTCCCCATATACCGATTGCCGCCATCTGTGCAGTAGTTTTACCTACACCCGAACCGCCGTACAGGTGGATAGACATACTGTTTAAACCCGTCAAGGCCATGAGAGGTGAGCCGAAACCAACGCCAACCACGTATTGATGCAGTTCGTAGCTTGGTTTGTTGTAGAACTCTAACAGTTCAAGGTTCTTTTCTCGAGTACCTTTAGCCTCAAACGAATCCATTAACCCTGCTGTACTAGAAGAAGATGGATTAAAGTCAGTACTTGTCGCAGTAACTAGCTTGTCACCTAATACGAACGCTTCCATGTTGTCGTCTGCCCAACCAAATTGTCGGTGCGCCTCGTCGGCTACAGTTGTACGCTGTAACTCGTCAACCCATTTTGTTGTGTATGCCATAAGTTTGTCTGTACCCTTTCCAAATGCAGTTACGCCTTCTTTTGCCATGCACTTACGGAACTCCTCACGGGAAGTTATACTCGTAAGAGGCACGTTAAACTGGCGCACACCGTCTCGCGGTAGATGTAAGCGAAACACTAACGTCTCACCTAGCTCGATGTCATGTAGACGCCGAGTAATATAAATGTCGTGATGGTATATAACCTCTTCTTCGATATCCCCGTCAGAGTTACTACTGCGTAAGAATACGCCACCCGCCGCTCCACGAAAGTAAGGCTTAGGATATTCTGGTATCTCAAAATCTTCGGACTTCTTTACCCCTGCCTTTACTATCGGTGCAGACACCACCACTTCACCTTCGGATTCCCGAATACGCTTACCCAGTACAATCGGTGATTTAATCTCGTTCCATAAAGGACAGTTCTCGCATGTACCTTCGTTAAGGTCGTTGAAACGTGCACAGGTGTATGGGCCTTTTATCTCGTCCATCTTCTTGCGCATATCTGCTTCGTTGTATCCGGGGTGTTTCTCTGATATTTTTACTGCGGCTGTAGCTCCATCACTACAGAACTTCGCAATAGATAGCCCTGCTCTCCACAGAGGTTCGCTCACTTCTGCTTGGTTCATGGCAATATACTTTAACTGTTCACACCCTCGACCTTGCACAGTTTTCTTTATGATTGTCTTAAAAACATTCTCACTGTTCTCGGCGTAGGCTTCGTAAAGAGCGTCAGTACCTAAGTCGATCTTGATAACTGGCTTCGCTAATACACCTAGCTTGGATGTAAAATCTTCAAGCGTAATAGGTTCTGGCATGGACACACCAAGAAAGTCTACTGGTAAAGGCGGGTCTTCCTTATAGTTCTTTGAGTTGGGCATACGTAAGATACGTACCACGTCAGCAGTAACAGCAGGGTCAGCGAGTAATCCGTTCTCGGAACAGCACCGCTTTAATCTGTCAGCTTCCACAGCCCATTGCTCCGCCGAAAGTGCTTCGGTAAGAGGCCAATACACATGCACCCCCCGCCCACTGTTAACCATCAAGGGTTTAGGGAGTGCTAGTTTCTTGCAGAAATCGCGCACTGCGGCTACTGCGGCTTCTTTAGTAGGGTATTCGTATGTTGGTCCACAATCCAAGTCGAGGAAGAAAGACTTCAACTGGTGTGCGTTTGCACCTTTACGACCTGCATCCTTGGTTGGTTCTTTAAATGTGCTTAAAGCAAAGTACGTGTTTAGCCCGTCTGCTATAAACTTACGTGTAGCTCTCTCTGCGTCTTCAATAGTATCGTAAAACTTCTGTATACGTACGTCACCTTTAGCGGCAAATACGCAATAGTGTCCTGAGTCGCTGAGTAATCCTTTTAAAAAGTCTAAGTTGTTCATTGTTACTGCTCCAAAAATATGTCGTGGCGGGCTCTCGAAAGGGTAGTAAACCCGCCACGACTGCCTATCGTTAAACTAGGTGACTGACCCCTCAGTCGTCCCAGTTGTCTACGATAGAAGCAAGATCGGCCTCGTCAGGAGAGGGAGCAGTAACCTCTTTCTTCTTGGCGACCTTCTTAGGTTCAGGTGCATCGTCGAGTACAGGCTCTTGCTTTGCCACTGATCCATTACGTTTCGTCTCTACCTTATCGGTTTGAGAAACAGTCAACGTAATTGCTTTGATAGCGTCATCGCTATCTTTCATGGACACAGCTTGATTTAGCTCTTCCTCAGTCAATGGACGGACTGGCTTGAAGAACAGTTTAGGTGTGTCACTGTTTTCGTCAAAATACATCTGCGTAAGCACAGCGATTGACGGTGTCTTGTGGGCTTTAAGGTATTTAGCATATGCTTGCATACCCATCTTACCATCTTTAGCTTCGCCAAATATAGACGTAGCAGGTAGTTGTAGTTGATACACAGTATCGTACTCGCCTTCGAGCATTACAGCGACGCGCTGATTGTAACGACATGCACGGCTCTCGCCTTGCCCAGAACCCTTAATGTTCTGCGGGCAATCCATACAACGAGACGCTTGGCGGGTATCCGCCGGTACATCTTTAGACGGGGTTTGTGTATCGGGAGACCAACAAGCAGGTGGAGTTGGGTTCTCAGGATCGTATGCCCCTGCATAGTATGTACGTGATAGCTTTGCCGCGTTAATAACGACTACGTTTAAGAGACCATCGCTCTTAACATTGACTTGCTCACCGCTAACCATTTGACGGAAACGACCACCACGTAGGCTGATACGGTTTGATCCGCCGCCACCACCGCCACCGGCTAGATTATCGTCGGCTTCCTGCAGTTGTTTAAACAGGTCACTACTTACTAGGGAGTTGCCTTCTCCAAACAATGATACTTCTGACATGTACTATTCTCCTTCTGAATTTGTTTTTGAGGCTTCTTTTTGAGCCTTGTTGGTTTTAGAAGCTAATGCCGCTTCCACTTCATCGAGCCGAAACCGGTAGATATCACCCACCTTTATGTAGCTACTCGCAGGGATTTCACCTGTATATACCCACTTGCGAATTGTAGATAGGGATACTTGGAAGTAATCCACTACAGTATTTATATTCACATATGGCGATTCAATATCACTCATTTTTTCCTCACAGATATTGCGTACTCAGAATCCACATTGAGACCTGCCGGTACTAGGTCAGGGTTTTCCTCAATGAACTGACGTACATGGGTTTGATTTAAACGCTTTTCAAAAAACTCAGGGACTTCGTTATCCATAATAAACTTGTGCATGGATTCCCAGTCGCTTGTCCAATAGCGTTGCTTCACAGTGCGATAGAACAAACCCGAAGCAGTGCGCACACTATCGACCTCGTGTTCCTTGCAATATTCCAGCAGGGCAAGTTTTACCCTGTCCTGCTGTTCTCGGAGCTTGCCCTCTTCCTCTTTATATTTGGAAGTTAACTCCGAGCGTTTGTCGCGTATCTTAGTGTACGCATTAACTAACTTGTCTACTGACACAGCCATGTTGTTCTCCGTTTTATACTTGTTTTACTGTCATATACGATTGTATGGTAGTTAGTCAAGTATTTCTTTATATAAATCTATCATCGCAGTGTGTATGTTTATACGTTCGTCTAGCATGCGGTAAATACGTTTTTCCGCGGCTGACCCCGCTAATTGAATTACAGTACACTTTTGGTCTTGTCCCGCACGATGAATACGGGCGTTAGCTTGTAGGTAAGTCTCCAAAGAAGAAGTAGGCCCCCACCATACTATTGTATTCGCCGCAGTCAAGGTCACACCATGCGCGGCAGACTGAGGTTGAATAACTAGGACTTTCGGATCAGGCGTTGATTGGAACCTGTCAAATATCTGTGTGCGGTTAGCCGCAGATACATCTCCTCGTATGACATCAGACGTAACACCATCATCTCGGAGCTTCTCTACCAACATATCTATAGTGTGTCGGAACGGCACGAACACAATTACTTTCTTACTACTCTCGTCAATGGTTTCCCTTAACGCTTGATATCGGCTCCTGATGTCGAACTCTATCGAATCTCCATCGTCAGTATATACTGCCCCTGCGCTAATCTGCAGTAGCTTGTTCATGTTGATCGCGGCGTTAGCCGAAGTCACGGACTCTCCTGCTACCTGCATCAGCATTTGTTTGCGCAGTGTTTCGTAGTACTTCTTCTGTTGTGGTGTCATTTCGACGAAGCGTTTGGTGTAGACCATATCTGGAAGGTCAAGGCACTCGTCTTTGGTAAACCTGATTGCAGGTTGTAGTGCGCGAAACACTGTATCCTTGGCGGTCTCTTTAGGTTTGTAAGAGAACTGTGTGACCTTCCACATGACCATATCTCTCCATGCACCAAAGAACCTTGGCACTGCCAATGGGTTCACAAGTTTAGCTAGGCCGTAAGCATCAACTGGACTTTGTGCGGCGGGTGTACCTGTCATCATCCACAACCAATCGTCTTCTTTGATTAGTTTGTTTAGTGTCTTCCACCGTTTTGTCTGTGCGTTCTTGTAGTGTGTAGCCTCGTCAACGATAAACAGATCAAACCCACCTGCCGCAATCTCGTCTCTAACGACTTCAACGCCATCGTAGTTAATGATTACGAACTCAGCACCGCTATTTATTATTTTCTTGCGTTTCTGTTTACTGCCGTGCGCTACATCTACTGTGCGGTGCATAGCAAAAGAGAACAAGTCGTTGCGCCATGCACTATCCATAATCGACAAAGGACATACAACAAGTACACGTTTAACTTTGCCTTGGGTCATAAGATAGTCTGCCGCCCATATAGCCGATGCAGTTTTACCCGTGCCTTGCTCGTTAAAGCAAAAGGACTTCTTGTTTAGTGTCATAAAAGACGCGGTGTCTTTCTGATGGTCGAAGGGCGTGTATTGCCCCGGCCAACTGTACCGTTTTGTAATCGGTGATGGTGCATTTATATTTAACGAACGCAGGGATAGAACTTCATCTAACCCCCACTTTACGACGACCTTGTTCATAGGTAGCTCCTTGCTGTTGGGGATAGCTGTTGTTATTTGCTTTGGGTTGCGTACCCGTAGCATTATTGCTTTATCCCGCAAAATTTCCATGTTGTTCTCCGTAGTAGTGAATCACTACTTTTTCTTCTTTTTGGGGCTGCTCATAGCACCACCCGCGGCTCGATTTTTCTTACGGCTCTGGACTTTGTACCCGTCCTTGTTTGTGCCGCCTTTACTTAGTGCCTTCTTGTGAGCGATATCTTTACCTTCTCGCTTGTCGGCTTTGCCATTCTTGTTGGCATCTTTACCTTTCTTATCCATCGCACGTCTGGCGCGTTGTCGCTCCATACGAGCTTCATGTTCTCCTCTTGCTTTCTGCTGTTGATATTCTTTCTTATACGGGCGGGGTTTATTTACGTATGGCATTAGTTTGCTCCATTATGGGGACACTCAACTACTTGACAGTGTCGTTTACACAGACCAGATGGCTTTGGATTCCAAACATCCACCTCGAACGCTTTCTCCATCTTAGCATAGTTTGCCAACCATTTCCCCCATAGAAGTTGCTGTAAGTCTATTTCATATTCGGCTTTGACAAGGCTCTTGGCAATAACGAACAACAGACCTGCGTTTAGCTTAGTGACCTCGGGGTAATGTTTAAAGATTGTCAACGCCATCAACTCCAACTGACCTTTGTCAGCGTACTTCGCCGATTTGCCTGTCTTGTAGTCAATGATCCAACCCACCCCAGTTTCTTTGTCTATGATCGCAAGATCAACAATGCCTCGAAACCATACATCTTTTGCAAAGAAACTGCAGGGTTCTAGGTCAGCGGTCAAGCCTAACTTCTGCTCCACTATCTTCTTGCCTTTTTTGTCGTTAAGGGAATCCAACGTAGGTTTTATAAAGTCGAACTTGGCGGGTACAGGAGTACCTTTACCTATGTAATCCTCACATGCCTTGTGGAACTCAGTGCCGTAGCGCATAGCCTCAGTTTCTCTGAACGGATACTGCTTGAGTACCTTCTCATGGTAGAACTGTTTGGGGCATTGCTCAAATGCTTTGATCCGACTAAACGACCACGGCGCGGCTTTACTCATGTTAATGTACCGCCGACTACATGTAAGAACTTTATACTTGGTGCGTCTTTACGTAGGGCATGATAATCCAACTGTACCTTTGCTGAATTTATCATCTTGCCTGCTAGATTTGCCATTTCAGAAGCGTCTTTGGAATCCATCGTCCCATCTGAAAGCCCTTTAAAGGCTTTAGCAAGAGCGTCCCTTACTTCTACAACATTTTTCATACGTTATTCTCCTTTATAAATCTTTTTATTCTTATAACTTCTCGTTGAACGTCAACTATTTCTTGAGGGAACTCTGACAGTTTTAACTTGGATCGCATAGCTAAGAGGTTGCGTATATACTTATCTTCCAGACCATCACTGCTACGTTTGGATATTTGTTTCGTCCGTATGTTACTGCAAGACTTACAATTTGAAGCAACCCCCTTAGCTTCTTTTTTGTCTTTGTGGAAATTACCGTATGCTTTATATTCAGAACACGTAGGGCAACGCTTATGTTCAACTCCTGCGATTAATTTGAATACAAGGGTCAAGTCTTTAGGACGCTCCACACCATGAACCCTAAAATAATCTCGTTTTCTACGGCATGCTTTACAAAGATTGGTAACTCCGTCGGGTCTACCCACATCTTTTGCCATCTGGCTTAGAGGTTTATGTTCTAAACATGTGCGGCACTTTCTAGTCTTCATTCACAACCTCCATATCCTCATCTTCGTATTTATCGGCATGTCGTTTATGATGCGTTATTGAGTTGTAGGTGTGTCCGCAGTTTCTACATACCGCACCATGATTACTTATATGGTTCACAATATCCTGCAACCGCTTAAACTTTTGGTAGATGTTTTTATTGGGTATAGCTTCCTTTACCTCTTCCCAAGTACACCCACGCATACGCATGTCGCAAACTTTCCATATTTCTTTGTGGGATAAATCTACCGGCATTACTCACAATCTCCGTACGACTTGCCAGTGCCACTCTCGCAATCGACAGGTAGGCCCTCTGCCCAGTCTGGTGTCCATCTCATACATCTCTCCACGTATGCTTGTGCTTCAGCGACCTCC